CGATCCGGACTTCTTGGAGTAATCATTAACCAGTCTGGACGACCATTCTGTAACGAGTCAGTTAATGTAGTTGAGTCAACAACACCAGCAAGGGCCTGTAGTGTACCGTCTGCCAGTACAGTAAAGCCAACTGTGTTGTCATCTTCTGCTACTGAATACAGTGTGCCTACTAGGAAGTTACTACTTTCACGCTCTAGCGTAACTGTGACTGTTTCTATGGTTGAAGCATTGTCAGTGTCAGTCTTGCCAGCATCAACCACTGTGATATCACTGGCATCACTGCTGAGTACGCCGCTGAAACTGGCGGGTTTGAAATCCCACGAACCTATTGTGAATACATCGCCCGCAGTTGAAACCTGTGCTATTGCGGCATGAATCTCTGTGGTGTTGCCGAAAAAAGTATTACTAAACGTAAGACCAACTGCCACATAATCTTGTTTGACTGCTAGGTTACTGCTGCCAGCGCCACTGCCGAAGTAACCACCATATGAAAGGCCGTCAGTGTAATCTAATAGTCGTTGCCACGCCACAGTTCCATCAAATTCGTACTTGGCCACTACCAAGTGAAAGTCAACATCATTACCGTCTGTTCCAGTAGTTGTTGTGGCGGATAGATAAAGTTTATCATCAGGTCCAACTACTATGCTGGAGGTGACTCCATCACAGTTGCCATTTATACGACGACTCCACTGTTTGACACCCGCACTATTGAATTTAACTATGCTCATCTGTTGGTTGAGGAAAAACTCGCCGCCGCCAACTGGTTCATACTGAGCACATATATAGATGTTGCCCTCACTGTCGATGTCGGCGTCCGCTCCAGTACTGTCATATCCTTCGTCAAACAGTATGGCCTTTTGCCACTGTATTGCTCCTAAACTGTTGTACTTGACAACCACTATGTGATCGTCTGTGTCTGCACTATCGCCCAATTGTGCCATATAACCAACAGCAACTACTTCACCTGTAGGTCCAACAGCCATACCGTATGCGGCTTCATTACCTTGTCCGTCTAGTGCTCTTGACCACATGATTGAGCCGTCAGTACTGTCAATTTTAGTTGTTGTCACATACTCGTCTTCGGAGTTGAAAGCGTAGCCAACCATAACAGGATCACCTGTGGCCACATCCACTACTGGACTGGTACTGTTGTAGCCAAAGTCGTATTGTTTGCTCCATTCAATAGTGCCACCCTCTCCGCTGATCTTGGTCAAGGTAGCGTTGGGCTGTCCGCCGTCAGTATTGGTCTTGCCTGCTATGTAGATGTATCCGTTAGATTGATCCACTGCTAGACCCCAGCCGTCCGTGTTAAAGTCGTCGGCAAATCTCACTGTCCAAATGCGTGTGCCAGTTGAGGTATACTTGCCCACGGAATAATATGTGCTTTCTATCACCGAATCAACGTGATTGAACAAGGCAATGAGGTTGCCAGCACTGTCGTATTCCACGCTAGCGGCCGCTTGTACTATATCTGTTACACTGTCCGTTACAAATGTTTGTACCCATACATCGCTGACTGTAACTCCGCCACCACTAGTTTGTCCAGTATAGGCTGTAGTTTGTACTGTGCCGTCTGGGAATGTTAGACTACCGTCTGGAGCAAAGGTCCATATTTTATCGTCCTCGTTTATACTAACAAGTAATGGTTCTTGACCGTTAGTACCAATAACGGCAACACCAGTATCGGTTTCTAAGTTTAAGAAACCTGTGCCGCCTACATATAAAGTGTTTTCATCAAACACAACATTGCCAGTATCAGCATTGCCGCCAATTTCACTGGTAGCATCACCGTCTTCCGGATCTTCTTCTTCGTTGTCTTCACCAGGATTAATAACTTTAGTTGCAGTTAGTTTACCAGCAACGTTTGATATTTTAATATCACCAACGTATAAAGAGCCTGTGGCAAAGTAACCGTGTCTCCAGCGGTTTTCTGGACTACCTAGGTCATAGGTATTATCTGCGGTTGGAATAATGTCTGTACTAGGATCATAAATGCTGGCAAGGCCGGTCCAGGCGGACGACCCGTCACCAATTTTTAAAACATTGTTAGTGATATCGTAACCAGGCTCACCTGATGCTAGGACTGGATCTTCTAATTCCCAGTTAGCCGCTGTGTCTCTTCTTAATTTAATCTGCGTTGCCATTGTTAATCCTCTTAATATGTGGTTGCGGCATCACCGCCGTCAATTGAAATTGTTAAATTCAACTTATTATCTGCGTCTTCGTATGTGGCTGTGATACCGCTGTGAGTACCGTTGGTAAACATCAGTGCCGCATAATCTTGGGCTAATTCCTGCAATTCTGCCGCAGAACCTTGCCCTGCAAGTATGTACAATTCGTCGAAATTTTGATTTGTTTTGTTAAAGGCATCGCGCACTGTATCGCCGTTTTTAGCGTTTAGCGCAGTACCTATGTTAATTATTTGTTTGGCCATGTTTTGTCCCAATAAGCTCGCTATCAGTATTTATCGTAGCGATAAATATATTACTATGCCAAGATTAAGCCTTTACAAACCCGAGAAATCGCAAGATTACAAGTTCTTCGACCGCACAGTCTACGAGATGTTTCAAGTAGGCGGTGTAGACGTCTTTATACACAAGTATACAGGCACCGACGACGGATCTGTGGTCAAAGATCATACACAGATTCAAGATTTATTATTCTTGGAAAACCGTGACAGGCGTTACAGCGACGATATCTACACACTTCGCGGACATTATCAGGTAGCGGACATTGACTTTAATCTTAGTCAATTTGGTTTGTTCTTGAGCAACGACACAATTTTCATGACAATTCACATCAATAATAGTGTGGATTTGTTAGGTCGTAAAATCATGGCAGGTGATGTGATTGAATTGCCCAACTTAAAAGACGAGCATGCCATGAATGATTATGCCACTGCTCTAAAACGCTTTTATGTAGTGGAAGAAGTTAACCGTGCCGCAGAAGGATTCAGTGCCACATGGTACCCGCACTTGTATCGTGTGAAATTAAAGAGCATAGTAGACAGTCAAGAATACAAAGACTTGTTGGATCGCCCCACAGAATCAGACAATTATGCCGGAGAGTGGAGCGCCAATATGAACTACTACCCGGGTCAAGTTGTAAAATACAAGGGCACACTGTACGAAGTCACGCAAGAAATTGTGGGCAACATTCCAGGATTGACGGAAACTACTATTGAACCCACAGTAACAGATGAGTGGACAGATTACTACACTGTCAGTACCACAGATACTCTTAGAGATTTAATGAGTACCTATGAAAAAGAACTGGCTATTAATAATGCAGTTATAGCAGAAGCCGAAGCAGATGCTAAAAAGAGTGGCTACGACACCAGTCATTTTTACACAGTTAAAGTTGACGAAAGCACAGGCACTGTTGACCTAACACTAGTTACATCAGATACTAATGTGTCTGTGGACACGTCTGTGGACTCTAATCCTCTGCCGTTAAGAGACGGCTACAGTGGATATTTGTTGGGCGACGGTATCGCTCCTAACGGTCCTATAGTAGACACCGCAGACATCACTATACCAGAAGGACAAGTCAATGCACAATTCGGATTCGGCATCCAATTCCCTAGCGGCGCCAGTACTGGAGATGTATTCCTAAGAACAGATTTTATGCCTAATCGAATGTTTAGATTTGATGGCCGCAGATGGATTAAACAAGAAGACAATGTGCGTATGACCATGAGCAACAGTGACGACACACGTCAAACACAGCGTACAGGATTTGTTAACAACACGGCGAAGTCAGGTATCAATCAACTGGCTGCGGATACTATCTACATTGACTTGCTGGGCGATCCTATTTGGGAAAGCGGCAGTATCACACAAGACTTACAAGTTACCACAACGTCTGTGTTTATTTTAACTAACGTTGCGTATAATAAAAACTATCTTGTTGAAGTATGGCTAGACGAACAAAGCAAGGCTACAAAAATTACAACTTCTAATGAGAATGGCGCACTAGGAGTCACTATTGGACACCCAGTACAAGACAACAGTGTAATTAGATATAGTGTCTATGACAAAGTAGTAGCACAAAGACAGAGCTTGAGTAAAGCTCTTAGACCACAGGCGGACAACTAATGCAATGGTTTTATGACGGCCAAATAAGGCGATATATCGGACAGGTAGTCCGCATGTTAAGCGGATTCAAATACCAAGCCGGTGACGGTAAACAAACTACAGTTCCTGTAATCTACGGAGACATGACCAGACAAGTTGGCCAAGTTATCAAAGACAACAGTGAAAATAAATTATCCAGTGCGCCACGCATAGCAGTTTATGTCACAGGCTTGGCCATGGATAAAACACGATTAGGCGACAGTACGTTTGTCAGCAAAGTTCATATTCGCGAAAGAGAATATGACGAAGTTACTGGAGAGTATACTGCCAAACAAGGCAACAACTATACAGTTGAGCGACTAATGCCAACACCATATAAACTTACTCTTAAAGCAGATATATGGACCACAAACACGGACATGAAACTGCAAATCATGGAGCAGATTTTAATGTTGTTTAACCCTAGTTTAGAAATTCAGACTACGGATAACTTTTTAGACTGGACCAGTTTAAGTGTTGTGGAGTTAACGGACATTACATTCAGCTCACGCAGTATTCCTATGGGCAATGAAACTGAAATTGATGTGGGATCACTGACATTCGAAACACCTATTTGGATCAGTGCGCCTACTAAGGTTAAGAAATTAGGTGTGGTAACAGATGTGCTAATGAACATATTCGATGCCACTGGTAACTTGACTCCAGATTTTGTGTCTAATAAACCGGCGGCTGTGGAATTTAATAATATTTCAGGCTACGGATTGTTGGTGTACAATAACAAATTAAGTTTGTTAAAAGGTCAAGAACCCATCATCGAAGACGACGCCGCAGATGCAGTGTTTACTAAGATAGGCGCCGACATCAGTTGGAATTTTATATTCGAACAGTATCCTGGCAAGTTCCGCACAGGCGTTAGTCAGGTGTTTTTAATACAAGACAGCGGAAATCAAATTGTGGGCACACTCAGCGAAGATGCCGACGACAGTACTATTCTTCATGTTAACTGGGACCAAGACACATTCCCCACAAACACACTGATTGCCAATGCTAATAATTCTGTACTGCGAGGCACAGTGGATGCTATTGTAGATCCTACTAGATTTAATCCTCGTCCAAGATTGCCAGGTGGCACACTAGACTGGCCAGATGTAACTAACGGTCCTATAAGATATATTATTCTAGAAAGTATCGGCGATGAAATCAACGCAGATGGCCCAGACGGTTGGAAGAACCGAGATGGCACAGACTTTATTGCATCAGCAAATAGTATTATAGAGTGGGCTGGCAATCGATGGGAAGTTGTGTTAGATCCAGCAGATCCTGAATTAGCGGATACTCCTGCGTATATTACCAATCTAAGAACCGGCATTCAGTATAAATTCTTAGACGGCGAGTGGACCAAGAGCTTCGAGGGTGAATATCGTAAAGGTCACTGGCGTTTAATATTCTAAACTAAGTAAGTGCATGAAAGATCAGATTGTCTGCTCCGGTGCACTTTTTTATGCCAAATCTACCAAACGTTTTCTACTGCTACAAAAAGCAGAAGGCAAACATGCCAACACTTGGGGACTAGTAGGCGGTACTAACAACGAAGGCGAAACTGCCTGGCAAGGTCTTCAACGAGAAATCCAAGAAGAAATTGGCGCTGTCCCAAACATTCTAAAAACTATTCCCATAGAAACATTTGTCAGCAACGACAGTGTGTTTAATTTCCACACATACTTGTGTGTAGTAGACGCTGAATTCATTCCTACGTTAAGTAAAGAACACGGTGGATGGGCGTGGGCTACTGTAGACGGTGCGCCCAAGCCACTACATCAAGGATTGCGCAGTAGTTTCGCTAACAAAACTATTCGCACAAAACTTCAAACTATATTCGATGTTATTGATTTAATTTGACAATCGCCACTGATTGTACACTTTGCTGACCACATCCGGTGGGCCATACTCTGTATTAAAACTCACAACCACTCTGCGTTCGCTGGCATTATCGTCAGTGGAATGTTCTAGCCAACTGGGAAATAGTACTAGTTGTCCTTCTTTACATTCTACTGTATGGAAGTTTTCGTTCAAATCGTTAGATCCTAACAGCATTTCTGCCATACGGCAAGGTGCTGTAGGACTATGAAAACTTAATCCAACACTACCTTCCGGGGCCTCTACATATAGTGCGCCGGATATAACACTGACTTCATGTCTGTGTGGCTTGACTCGTTGTCCTTTGCCCATAATATTAAACCAACTGTTGGTTATTTGTACCGGTGGCATCTGCATGTCTAGTGCCATTTCTTTTACTAGGTGTTCAATTTTGGCTCGCAATCGTCTCACGCTAAAATGACTTAACACTGGTGTTAGTGGTGTACCGTAAGAACTGCCAGCATCGCTGACTAACCCGTGTGGTCGTATGTTTGGTTCCGATTGTAATATCAGTGCTTTAAGATTTGGCCAATCCGGATCTGTGGATAAATCATGAATATCGATACGTGTGGGAAATATAAGTTTCTGCATTTGGAAATATTTAGTGCTCTGATTTGCAGTAAAACACCATCCTGGCACTATAAATATTCCACAGAAAGGACACATTATGCTTCTTAAACCAGTACATGATAGATTAATTGTTAAACGTGACGAACCAGAAAAAGTCAGTAAAGGTGGAATTGTTATTCCCGATGCGGCGCAGGAACGTGCAACTCGCGGTGTTATTTTGGCTGCGGGTCCAGGCAAGTATGCAGAAAAAACAGGAGTTTTTATTCCTACCACATTGACTGTAGGCACCAAGGTATTGTTTCACCCGTATGCAGGCAGTGAAATGAAAGTTGCAGACGAAGTATTTTATAACATGCCCGAAGGCGATATTTGGGCCATTGTCGAAGACGATGACGAACCAGCAGTGGACCAGTGAGTTAGTCGAGGCTAGAAATAACCTCAAGCACTGTGTTATTCGAAGTGTGGGCGAAACTATGCCCACGTGGTCTGATATTTTAGCAGAACTAAATCGAACTATTCAGTGCAAAGAAAAACTCAAGACATTAGACTCACTGGGATTTGTGTTGTTACACGCACAAAATATTCCCAGTGTGTTGTCTATGATTTCGATAATAGAAAATATAACAGACGCTAAATGTTCTGCGCATTGTTATATTTCTTTATTAGAAAGTTCTGCAACATTTGGTCGTCACAACGACAACGCAGATGTATTCTTTTGGCAAGTCCAAGGTCGCACTCACTGGACTGTTGAACAAGAGACAGAAATTTATGAATATGAATTAGCAGCCGACGACTTAATTTATATTCCCAGATTCATGATACACCAAGTAGTACCACTTACTCCCCGTGCCGGAATCAGCATAGGAATAGATTACTAATATGTTAGAAAATATTAAAGATTATATTTTAGTAAAAAACTGTATACCCGCCGAGGTATGCGAATCTACGATTAAAGACATCACAGTTAATAATGTATGGGAGAAACATCTCTGGCAAAATTACGGTGTTGTTAAAGAACGGCCATCTTTTCCGCCTACTGAATTAGATGTTGCAGAATCTACTCCTGATCAAAATCAATTATTATATCCGTATCTTGGAGAAGCACTCAAGCAGTATGAAGAACATATTAAAACTAACAATAGTTTCGACGGCTTTGTTTCTAACTGCGGACTGCATATTGCTTGCCCTGTGAGATTTAATCGTTACAATTCACATACATTAATGAAAGCGCACCACGATCACATTCACAGTTTGTTTGATGGTGAACGAAAAGGTATCCCCACTCTGAGCATAGTTGGATTATTAAATGACGATTATGAAGGCGGAAATTTTGTATTTTTCAAAGATTATGAAATTAAATTAAAAGCAGGAGACATTCTAATATTTCCATCTGTTTTTATGTTTCCGCATCGGGTGGATAAAGTGTCCAAGGGCACACGTCATAGTTTTGTAAGTTGGGCTTGGTAATGACTACACTAATGGACTTTGTTAAAATTTATAATGTCATACCTGGCGAGGTATGTGATGCGATTCTCAACGAAGTAAATCAAAATCACGAATGGCAAAAGCACACCTATAACCCCACATTCAAGAGACCTACAGGTACGCATTTCCCTCCAACGGAATTTGAATTCATGGACTCTACTAGAGAGCAAAGTTTACAAATAATGCCTTATGTAGAAAAGGTAATGAAGCAATACAATCAGTATATCAACGAAACAAATAGTTTTCCAGGATATGATGCTAATACTGCGGTAACTTCGTGTACTCCTATTAGGTTCAACAGATGCAAAATACACACACTAGTTGAAGCACATCATGATCATATACAAGAATTATTTGGTCCAGGGAATACTAGTATTCCGTCTGTGAGTGTTGTGGGATTACTCAACGAAGAATTCACTGGTGGGGAATTTGTACTGTTCAAAGACACAATTATTCCGTTGAAGAAAGGAGATATTTTATTATTTCCGTCTACATATTTGTATCCTCATCGTGTTGACAAAGTAAAAAGCGGTGTTAGAAATAGTTTCGTTACTTGGGCGTTTTAATGACACACGATTTTAAAGACATAATGATTTGTAAAGATAACTTTTTTGTTAATCCGGATAAAGTCTTGGCGCTGTTTGACGAAGAATCATTCTTTAAATCCGAGTCCTATCCTGGTATACGTACTAATAACTTGTTGGAATCTGCCAACGAGTCTTGTAGAAATTTTGGATTATTCCTTGCTAAAAAAATATGTGATGAAATATTTCCCGGAATTCACGGCCTTATGATAGATGCAAGATTTCATATCAATCATGTTTATAATAACTCCACTGCCAACGAAGGATGGATACATTCCGACGAAGCAGATCTTGCAGGGTTAGTGTATCTATCAAAGAATGAAAGATCATTGCACACTGGTACTTCGCTGTTTGTTAAGGACACAAAGGGCGACTTTGCTGTAAAAGATTTTGTATCTCGTCAAGAATTTAATTTAACAGATGTACCGTCTGAAGAGTATATTAATGATTTAAAAGAAAACCACACAAATTTTACAGAAACAGTACGAGTAGGTAATATGTATAATAGACTAGTTGCGTATGATGCAACTATTTTTCATAGACCTAATCGATATAACTTAGACTCCGATGAAACTAGAAAGAGTATTGTTTTCTTTATTCGCGGCTTCAAACGAAATTACGAGTCAAAGATTAATATACAATCATCATGGGAGGACTTATGATTTATAAAACTCCCTTATTCGAAGTACCCGTATATAAATTCAAAGCATCTAAGCATACTGAAATTAAGCAGTGGATGTTTGATAATATATTTCCAGATTTTGAAAAAAACGGTCCCAACGACGCGGACAGAAAGTTATACAGTAGTTATTTCCCGGGTGCGCCGAAATTAGATCAAGCCATATTTTCAAATTTTTATTCAAAAGATATCAGTAACTTTTTAGATAAAGCAGGATTCTCTAAACTGCATCAGTGGCAAACAAAATTAAAATTTTGGTACAATGTTTCAAATCAAGATGCATATCAAGAAATACACGATCACCTAGGTGGCCCAGTTCCTATCTCGTATGCGGCAATTCATTATGTTTGTTTTGACAAGGATGAACACTTGCCTACTGTGTTTTATAATCCGTTAGAATCTGTATTAAAATCATTACAGCCAACTACTGTAGAAAATTTTCGACCAGCAGACTTTCAAAGTTTACAAAAAATGTTAGATGTAGAAGAAGGCGACGTTGTTATTTTTCCTGCTTATGTGGCGCATTCTGTGGCCAAGCAAACTAGTAATAAGACAAGGCTCACTGTGGCATTTAATCTCAGCGTTTATGAAAAGGGTGCATATGAGTGATATAACAACAATACCGATGTTTCCAGTTAACGTCTATAAGATTAAGGTCACTGAGCACGAAAGAATTAAAAAGTATCTTATGGATAACGTGTATCCGTATTTCGAAAAATACGGTCCTAACGATCCTATACAAAATACACTTACTGACTATGGTTTCAAAGCCGACGCGGCATTTGTGCATTGGCCGTTTTTACTTGAGTGGTATAAAAAAGACATTCATAATATTTTAAAAACCATGGGATTCGACTTTGAAAAACACCCGTGGAAGGTTAATATGAAAGGATGGTATAATATGTGTACCAGTAATACTGCAACATTTGCACACGATCACATGGGCGGTCCTACTAATATTCAGTTTTCCGCAGTACATTATGTAAAGTTAGGTCAGGATAATAATGCCACAGTGTTTAAAAATCCCAACGGAAAAAACATCAAGGCCACAACTCCAACTAAAAACTTTGATTACTTGCCTGATTGTTTTTGTGACTTTCAACGTATGCCCGAAGTAGAAGAAGGCGATTTAATTTTGTTTCCTAGTTGGATGGATCATTATGTTCCGCATTACAGTGCTGGGAATCTAAGAATAACCACTGCATTGAATATCATGATGCGAGTGGACAATGGAGACGGCAATTGAAAATAGTTATAGTAGGCGGGGGCACAGCAGGATGGCTGGCCGCATTAATGATACATAAGATGCATCCTATGCACAAACTCACAGTGGTAGAGTCGTCTGCTATCGGTATTGTGGGTGCAGGAGAAGGATCTACTGGATTGTTAACCAGTATTATTAACGGAGAGTTCTTCGACTTCGGATGCGATATGATGGAGTTTCTTAAAGAAACTGGTGCAACTATCAAGTACGGCATACATCATAAAGAATGGCATACTAAGGGTCATAGTTATTTTGCACCTTTAACTGGTAGTCCTACCAGCGGCAACAAAACGTTAGACACTACGTTTGCACTGGCCGCTGAATTAATTCCTGATAAAATGCACAAACTCCACGTATGTGGTCTCAGTGTAGAACACAATCTAAGTCCATTCAATTTAAAAACATTTAAATTTTCTAAAACTGGATACGCACTGCACTTTGATGCTCATGCTGTTGGGCGATATTTTAAAAAAGTTGTGACGAAGGATGAAGATGTCACGCACATTGATGACGAAGTTCAGGATGTGGTGCTGGATGAGCAAGGACATATTTCTAAATTAAAATTTAAATCTGGTGCAGTAGTAGAAGGCGATTTTTTCATCGATGCCAGCGGCTTTTCAAAAGTGCTGATGAAGCGAATGGACAATCCTTGGGTTAGTTATAAAAAGAATTTGCCTGTTAATTCTGCTATGCCGTTTTTATTAGATTACACAGACGACGAAGTTCCCGAGTCATGGACCACAGCATGGGCGCAAAGTTCAGGATGGATGTGGCAAATACCTACACAACACCGCAAAGGCTGCGGCTATGTGTTTGATGATAATTTTATAACAGCAGAGCAAGCGCAACAGGAAATTGAAACCACGCTGGGTCGTAAAATCACACCCATACGAGTTTTAAAATTTGACACTGGCAGACTAGAAAATGCGTGGGTTAAGAATTGCTTGGCGGTTGGACTGTGTTCTGCATTTGCAGAGCCGTTAGAAGCAACTTCTATACACAGCACTATTGTACAGTTATTAGGGTTAGTGTTCGAATATTTAAAATTCACCAAAGAAGATACTTGTAATCCCGCCAGCATCAAGATGTACAACAAATCCACAGCCAGGATGTATGACGATTTTAAAGATTTTTTAAATATCCATTACATGGGTGGAAGAAGTGACAGCGAATTTTGGAAATATATTGCCACCGGAGAAACTAGAACAGACATGACTAATAGTCTAATAGAAATGTCAAAGTCGAAATGTCCTACGAACAGTAACTTCAATCAGTATACAGGGTGTGTAGACTGGGGGTTATATAGTTATGTGATGTTTGGCAATAAATTATTACCAACGTCGACGTTATCCAAGGAGTTACATCTTGCAGATTTTTCTGATCCTGGATTACGCAGTCATGCTAGAAAAGTTCTAGAGGATTATGGCAACACTGCATGGGATCAAATTAAAGATAATATGAGCTATAAAAATTTTATAGAGTTTTTAAGGAAATAATATGCAATACGGTGACTTAGTCAACTGCGGGTTTGTATTAGACGATCTGAATCCGTTTTTAATAAAACGTATACAAGCAGTCACGGCACAATTCAAAGAAAATTTTAAAAATACTGCACGTATCAAATCTTATAATTTAGATGCAGAGTTACCGGATGATTTAAAAACAGATATTGAGAAAGAAGCTCGCCGTTTAATAATAGCCCATGAATCCAGATATCATTATTTTAACAAGATGTATAACTCCATAACATCTATACCTGCTGATCAAGTAGAGCTAGAGTTAGAAAGAATCTGGGTCAACATACAACGTAAAACAGAATTTTTGCCCGTACACAATCATTCCGGGATCTATAGTTTTGTGCTGTGGACTGACATACCGTATGCTATGGCCGACGAAGTTGCGCATAGTCCTAATCCTACTACAGAAAAAAATAGAGCAGGACTATTTCAGTTTGTGTACACCGACACGCTAGGTAAAATAGGATTACTAACACTGCCAGTTGACTGTAAGTGGCAAGGAAAAATGTGTGTGTTCCCTTCGGAACTTAATCATCAAGTATATCCGTTTTATAGTTCAGACGATGTGAGAGTATCAATTGCGGGAAACTTTAGAATACATGCTAATCTTTAAACCACTAAATCGATCACTGGCCGATCCTGCATTAATTTATGAATTTGAGGATGCGTTGCCCGAGTGGGCAGTGGTATCGGGAGAAGAATATTTTAAAAAATTCTCGTTTGAATACGGTCACCATGCCGCATCGTTAGACGACGGCAATCCATACTTTGGTAAAATGTTATTTTTACGAGAAGAAAATTTAAGTTTACCAAGTCCGCCGTTGGTACAAAATTTGTGCGACTGTTTACAACTATCAGTATTACCGCAAATCGATCCTGATGGAAAATTTGTTGAGTTACAAAGAATATCAGTCAACGGACAAACGCATACACAGAATCCGTGTGCGCATATAGACACGAGTACAGATACTACACTCTGGACTGCTGTTTATTATGTTAACAACAGTTCAGGCGATACAGTGTTTTATAAATCTATTGCAAATTTAGAAGAAGTACATCGCAGTAAGTTTCAACGAGGTAAACTAATTGTATTTCCATCAAGTTTTTGTCATCGTGCGTGTGCGCCGGATGCTGGATGGAGAATATCAGTAGGTATTACATTCGAATGGCATACAAAGTTATCCTGTTTAGTTAAGAGAGATTTATGATTAATACGTTTGGATGGAAAATTAGTTCTAATATTGTCGAGTATACTAATGTTTTACAAATAAAAAACGCAGTATCTCTTGAACAACGACAGAACCTTATCAAAGAAGTACTAGAGTATAAGCACTCGTCAGTAGACACATCTGGAAGCGAACAAAATTGCTGGCGAGGGCATCCTCAGTTTAAAACTGAATTAGTCAACGAATTAATTTTAACTGCATTCAATGCGTATGTGGGGTCATTACCCGACTCTGCTTTACTAACAAGAAATGAACACCCTGGTAATAGATTCGATTTACAAACGCCAATTATCCATTATTGGGCCAATGTTAATTCAAAAAGCGGGTATAATATTGCACACACTCACGTGGGCTCAGTTGTTAGTGGAGTAATATATTTGCAAGCCACTACAACCGGAATGATAGAGTTTCATCCGGCAAATTACATATATAAGACTAACCACCCGTGTTGGTTCTATAACGGCAGTATGCAATATCATCCAGAAGACGGCGATATAATACTGTTTCCGTCCCACTTGATGCACAGTGTTGAACCAAATCCTGTCGATAGGGAACGTATTAATATTGCATTTAACATAAGTTATAAACCTAAATGAACATAGAATTTTTTTGCGATGACGAGAATGTTTCTGAATACTGGGCACCTAAGCGAGCAGTAGAATGCGTACCTCCTGAAATTGCCGCACTGCCTGATGCTAAAGAACGATATAAAGTAGACGAATCTCCTATATTAAACATCAAAGGTTGTGCGCCTGCAATGGATTTTATGACTGCTGGGTATATTTTGTATAATTCATATGCTATAGAATTATTACCTTTTATACATCAGTTTAAAGATAATATTAAAATTAAAACAGCCAAGACAATCGATGACAGCACAGACGACTCAAATATTTTTGCTCGAAAATCATTATCTATATTTCACGAGGATGTGTGTCCTGTAGTAATCGATACAAAGAAATCCCGTACATATTTTAAATTTAAAACATCTTGGGGTATTAAAACGCCGCCTGGGTACAGTTGTTTAGTTGTACAACCGCAATACCTCGGAGAAGGAAGATTTACTGTGCTTCCGGCTATTGTAGATACAGATTCGTATCACTTACCCATTACTGTGGCAGGATATCTTAATACCAAAGAGTTAGCAAGAATAGAGCCAGGCACACCATTATTGCAAATCATTCCGTTCAAACGAGACGACTGGACCATGTCTATTAGTAATACGTTTCCTCCTAACAAGGCTAAGTTTTACATATGGAATGCTTATAAAAGATTGTTTCATAAACTAAAGAGTTTTCTATGACCAAAGAATCAAACATTAAATTTATCTGCGAAGACTTTGATGCCACGAAAGAATTTCCACCCGTGCCAGCAGGCAAAGTTGTACCTGAATGGTATAAAAATATTCCTGTATCTCTGTCCAAGATACCAAACTACATTGATGTAGATGGTGTTCCTTCTATCAAACGATGCATGCCTGTACTAGATTATATAACATCTGGATATGTGTTGAGAAATTCTTACGAAATCAATGCGTGGCCAGGTTTTAAAGATGGCATTAATAGTTTTTATTTAGAATGTAACAACAAAAATTATGTAGGAGCGCATCCTTATTATCAAGCGCCTGGAGAAATATATGGTGAAAAGAATCATTATTTCAAAATTAACCAGGAGTGGTTGATTCGTACGCCTCCCGGATACAGTTGTTTGATTTATCAACCACACTATATGTTTAAAGAAGAGTTTGAAATGTTCCCTGCCATTGTTGATACTGATAAGCACGACGACTTTATTGGACTAATTGGCTTGATAAAAACAGACAAGCCTTTTACTATAGCGCCCGGTGAGCCGTTGGTTGTTGTATTTCCTTTCAAACGTGAAGACTGGAAAATGGAAGTCAGTTACGACAAAAAGATTGGCAGTTACAGTAGTTTCAAATACTTTTTGCACGGAGTATGGCACGGGTTTTACTCCAAATTCTTTCACTCCAAGAAGACATATCGATAATGGCTAGGGAAGGTATATAAAATATGTTCACCTTCTTCTTTAAAAAGTCCACAGTGCATGTGGATATGTTTACGTTCTTTCCTGGTATTATTGAACTGTTCCCAATTCGAGATGCTGAAGAAGTAATTCCGTCATGGTTCAAGGCTGTGCCCACCAGCACTAAATCGCCATCGGGGTCATCAGTTGCTACTGTGAGAACATGCCCAGGTATGGTAGAACTATTCAAAGAAGGAATGATTATTCCATCGTGGTGTGACTTGTATCTTGATTGGAGTAAAGGATCGCTGTACAACGAACCGGAACAAATGGGTAGTTCACATCCAGACTGGCAATGGAATAAGAGTCCGGCATTTAAAGACTTTTATCATTTAAAAGTTGCAAGTCCTTGGAAGTTTAAAGAAAAAACTGGATCAAAGTTTATGATGACCAACTCTTGGTGGAATAAACCAGGAGTAAAACACTTTGTACCTAACGGATTAATTGAATTCAAACACCAACACTCTACTAACATTAACTTATGGATTCCCAAAGGCGGATTCCCTCAAAGTTATACTATTAATGCTGGTGAACCTATGTGCCAAATAATTAATTTAGATGGCAAAAAAGTTAAATTTCATATGCACTATATGGACAAAACACAAATAGATCAGGATGTAAACGATCATCTGTTTTCTCAAGTAGGGCAGTACTATAAACGAAAAAAAATAATACAAGAAAATTGTCCTAACTGGACTCCTAACATGAAGAAATAAGCAATGTTTACAATTTTTAGACGACCTTCGAAGATATATGTTGACTGTTTTACAGATGTAGAAGAACTGCCGAAGTTTTTTCCTATACAACATGCTTCAGAACGCATGCCTGCATTTTGGAAAAATCTGCCTACTACTGTACCTCACATGGGACCAATGCGCGGTACTATGAAAACGTGCCCTGGTGTTAGTAGTCTATACAGGACTGGGTTTATTATTCAAAACTGGCACGATATCTGGGTCAGTGTAGACAACAATACTCTTACTTGGCAACCTGAACCTACCGCAGAATCGCACAATCCGCATCAGTGGGGAGACGCATTTAAGAATCATTATCATTTAAAACTTGTAAGTCCTTGGCGTATTAGAGAAAAAACCGGAGTTAAATTCATGTTTACTAACACACTATGGCACGACGAAGATTTTAAACCTAAGGTATTAAATGGCATTGTAGATTACAAGTATCAGCATACCAGCAGTGTTAATATGTTAGTGCCCAAGAATATGTTTCCTAAATCTCAAGTAATACCTGCTGGCAAGGAACTGGCGCATGTTGTGCCGTTGTCAGATAAAGATGTGGTTATAAAGATGCACGTAGTAGACGCAAAGGAATTACAAAAATTACAAAGTTGGGTGTTTACATTTAACGGTCACTATTTTAAACGTAAGAAGTTCCTTCAGGATAGAGGCGAATAATGCAAGAGTTTTCTAAATCATTAAATTCAAACGCAGTAGTCAGCGGGCTATTTCCAATTCCTGTTTACAAAAAAAACATTAATCGCAATTTAAATGATGGCGAAATTAAATATTCAAATATCGATGCATGGCGCACTCAACAAGGCAGCGACAATCTGCGAGCCACAACAACTTCTGTATTAGATGTTCCTGCGTTCTTTGGTGTTAAAACGTTCATTCAATCATGTATAAACGATTATGTTAAAGAGATTATTGCACCAACAACTAATATGCAGTTGTACATCACGCAAAGTTGGATCAACTTTAATCGTCCTGGTGACAAACATCACCAGCACCATCATTCAAACAGTATGCTCAGTGGAACTTTTTATTTGAATACCTGTGAGCACGACCTGTTGTTTTTTGTCAACCCTGTTAAACAACCATTCCATATTTCCAAAGTACCTAATTGGTGGAATATGAATAGACTCGGAGTCAACGTAACTAACGGCGATGCTATCATATTCCCTAGCCACATTGAACATGGTGTGGAAACACAGACACAAGAAAATCATGTACGAGTAAGTATTGCGTTCAACACATGGTTCAAAGGCGAAATAGGCGATGAACAAGGGTTGACTCGATTAGTACAATAACTATGAATGTGCATAATATATTTGCAACTCCTATATATGAACATCAGGGATCTATAGAAGAAACATTCTTAGTCCAGCATGAAATCAAAGTTGCATTGCCCACTATTCTAAGTACAGATACGTTTGAAAATCCACCTGGGTGGAATGATGGAGTGCGTACTAATATCAAATCTCGATTCAACACTATCGGCGATTTTCGTTTGAATAATCTGGCTGCATATATTGAAACTCATGTACAAAACTATATAAAAATGATTGATGCATGGGAACCGATGCCTACTAAACTGGCACATAGTTGGATTAATCTTATCAATACTGATGACAACCAAGATTGGCACCAGCATCAGGATGCTATGATTTCAGGAACATACTATTATCAAACATCTGAAAATGATGGAGACATTGTTTTTAGAACTCCTAATCCATTTGTAGAACTAGAACTATTTCCGTCAGGATCGACAGTTGACAAATTTTATAGTGTAAAACCAAAAGTTGGAAAACTTGTATTATTTCCAGGATGGTTGACGCACAAGGTAGCAGTGAACACTGAAAATTCAGAAAGAATATCCATATCGTTTAATTATTTGAGAGACAATTTTGTAGCCAAGAATTAAACAATGCGGGACAGTAGCAAGTAAATATGTCTAAGAGAGGACTCTGATGAACAACAAAATCAAAAAAATTATAATTGTAGGCGGTGGCAGTGCCGGATGGATGAGTGCGGCTATGCTGTCTCAAGAATTTCCAGATAAAGAAATTGCATTAATCGAAAGCCCCGATGTACCTATTATCGGTGTAGGTGAAAGTACACTAGGAACTATTAACCAGTTCTTAGGAATTTTAGGTCTGCAAGACAAAGACTGGATGGAGTACTGCAAAGCCACATACAAACTGTCTATTAAATTTACCGACTTTTACGCTAAAGGCGAAGAGTTCTATTATCCGTTTGGCATGAAAGATATGCAAAACTGCCAGCAAGGCACTGCGGATTGGTATGTAAAGAAAACATTGAATCCAGATACACCACACATGGATTTCTACGAAAGTTTTTATAGCACTATGCCGTTTATTACGCAAGGTAAAATCTACGATAATGCAGACGGACAGTTGCCTGGTTTCAGTTGGAAGAATGATGTAGCATATCACATGGATGCCGTATTATTTGGAGAATTCCTCAGAGAGCGTTACTGCGAACCCAGAGGTGTTGTGCATATTAAAGAACATATCGATGAGATATTAGTAAACACCGCAGGAGAAGTTGACGGTTTGAAACTAAGAAATGGCGATACATTAGAAGCAGATTTGTACGTCGATTGTTCTGGATTTAAATCTATGTTACTAGAGCAAACATTAGGTGTTGAGTTTAACTCATATAGTCAGTGGTTACCTAATAACAAAGCATGGGCTGTACAAGTACCGTACGAAGACAAAGACATCGAGATGGAGAACACCACCGACTGTGTGGCTGTAGACAATGGCTGGATTTGGAATATTCCACTCTATCATCGAATTGGTAAGGGTTATGTATTCTGTGATAAGTTTACGTCCGAAGAAGATGCCTTGGAAGAATTCAAACAATTCATTATGACTCGTTTGAAAAAGCCACGTACACGTGAGCAAGTGGACGCATTAGAGTTTAGACTTATCAACATTAAAAACGGTGTTCATAAAAAGTGCTGGCACAAGAACGTAGTTGCTGTTGGACTAAGTTACGGGTTTATCGAACCGCTGGAAAGTACTGGCTTATTAAGTGTACAAGAAATTCTATTAAGATTGTGTCACACACTACATTATGACACAGTGAATAAGATTCACATAGATAATTTTAATCATATTGTTAGTGGTATCATGGAAAGTTTTAAATTCTTTGTATGTTACCACTATACGCTAAGTTCACGCAGAGATACACCATACTGGAAACACGTTACTGAAGAAATTGAGATGGACAGTGGCATGTTAATACCAGGAAATCAAACACCTAGCCAAGTAGGCGAAATTGCTGTTAGATTATTACAAAGTCACCATATGCCTGGAGATTTTTCAATGGGCGGTGTTCCTGATATATTTGTTGGAATGCACATGGGTCCAGTAAATCCTACGCAGATGAAAATACTAAGTGAAATATTGTTAGGTCGTAATGGTACTATTCCGGAATATTTTAACAGTCAAACACAAGACTATTGGAATCAAAAGAAGGAATATATCAACGGACTAGCAAGTACTGCACCTAGTCATTATCAATACTTACGAGAACGTATATACGACGGTAAGGAATAAACAAAAACCACCCTAGGGTGGTTTTTTATTGAGTAATAATTTATATTATGTGGGTTTAACTGAAGTGTTAGAAGGCACTGGCATTGCTCCGCCGACATCCGGATTTTCCATCATTGCCAACATTCGCACAGTATCTTCCTGTTGTTGTTGTAATGCACTCTTCAAAATTAATGTGTCAAATACTTTTGTTTTGTCAGCCGGAATAGGCTCAGTCCAAGTTGGATCTGCTAATCTGCGTTTAATTTCTAGAGTTGCAATTTCGTCCATCGCTTTGGTAATTCTCTCAGTGACAAAATCATCAATGAACTGATGTGGATCTACGTGCTTCCACGCTAATGCTTTCCATTGTAAATCTGTAATATCTATTATATATCGTTTAGCCATGATCTAATCCTTATTGTCTGTCTGCGGCAGGTACTAATACTGCGGCATTTAAAATTTCATTTCTATCTGACGGAATAGTAGTGGTGTCCGGATCAGCCAGCATACGCTGTACTTCCATTTCGACAATTTCGTCTGTGGCCAAGTTTGCTTGCCATTCTACGAGATTGGCAATATAGTCCATTGGGTCCAGTGCAATATGTGCTAATATTGTGGCTTGTAAATCTGTTAATTCAAATGTAATTTGTGACATTGTCATATCTCTCTAGTTATCTATATTTATCCTATCATGTATCCAGCAAAAATACTATGATTGCCGTGTACACGACTTGGGCCGCCTGCCCAGTAAAATGTTTGACTTGTATATTCGCCAGCACTCAGATATAAGTCCAAGCTCATACTAACTCCGCCAGCGTGGTTGTTGTTCGATCCGTGCATCCACATACCGTGCGGATGTCTGCCGCTCCATGCTCCTGTTCCGCCATTACGGCTGAATCCTAAATGAACATAGTTAGGAGTATTGTTATCATCGTTATAATTATAACTTTGCCAAGTTAAATGATAGAATCCGCTAACTGGCGCAGTAAATCTGCCGTTGCCTGTGCTAAAGTTGCTGCCACCGCGTTGATATGCGTCCCAGCCCATGCCGCCACCGATCTCTCTCCAGCCGTATCCGCCGTAACTGTTAGCATAGGTCCATCCACTAGTACCCGCGGCATGCCACGCAATACTACCAGTTGTGGAATCTGTACCAGTAGTTTTGTGACCGTTAGCGTTAATACGCATACGTTCTGTACCTGCTACTGAAAATACCACGTTGTTAGCACTGTCAAAATAAATTCCGGTGTTACTTTGGCTTGCACTTCGTATTGCCGGTGCGCCTGCACTACCGTTTGGCAAACGTAGCACACCAGTCATAGAATTACTGTTGTTATTACTTAATGGAGTGTATCCTAAGTTAGTGGTTATTGCTCCGGATGCTAGTCTATCGGCTGTAATACCTGCACTGGCTGAAAGATCACCGTCTACTATTGTTCTATATGTTACTGTTTTACCGCTGAGATCTACTGATGCTCCTAACTGTGTAGCACCCACTTGACCGGGGCCGATTTTTGCGGCAGTGATAGCATCTGTGGCAAACTTGCCTGCAATCGCGGCATTGTCTGCAACATCTGATGCCGCAATAGTGCCGTCTACAATCGCATCCGAATCAATTCGTTTAAAACTATTATACGTTGGCATCTATATTATCCTATTAAGAATCCGCACCATAATGTATGGTCTGCATGGAACCTTCCTGGGCCGTTTGGTCCGTAAGGTTGTGGGCTAGCGAAGTCGCCGGCATTCATGTAAAACTCAACAGGCACCATAATACCCGGTGCATGGTGCGCTGGCAGGCCGTGTGCAAAAATTGTATGTGGGTGACGTCCACTAGGAGATGTATTAGGTGCGCCGTTACGACCAATATTCCAGTGCGTATATCCGTTGGTTGCATTGTTATCGTTGTAGTAATAACTTTGCAAATAGAACCAATAGTATCCTGATACTGGCGCCACTGCACGACTGTTGCTGGTAATACTGATACCGCCCTGTGTTTGATATTGGAATCCAATACCATTCAATTCGCGCCAACCAGCGCCACCAAATGTGTTCCAATAGTACCACCCGCCTAATCCGCAGGCAAAGAACGCCGGTCTATTAGGCTCGTTTGTACGTCCTGCACCATCTACAAACATACGCTGACTGCCAGATGTGGCTATGGAAACTTGGTTAGTTGTGGGGAAAAATATACCAGCATTGTCATTACCGCTAAGACCAATTGCATTGTTACCTGCACTGCCACCGGCTAGTCTTAATTGTCCGCTAGATATTGTTCCTCCGGCCTTGTTTACTGGCGTAAATCCAAGATTAGTGTTTGCGGCTCCACTGGCCAGTTTTCCACCAGCAATAGTACTGTTAGAAATATCTGCATTGACAATAGATCGATAAGTTACTGTTTTACCGCTGAGGTCAACACTGGCTGCTAGTTGTGTTGTGCCCACTGCACCGTTTTGTATGTCTGCTGTACCCACAGCATTAGCGTTAATCTTACCACTGGTGATAGAATCTGTACCAAGTTTAGTGCCCGTAACTGCACTGTCAATAATGGCTTCTGAAGTAATTCTTTTAAAACTGTTATATGATGGCATTCTATTATCCTATTAAGTGGCCGCTGAAAATATGATGTCCAGCATGATGACGACTATTATAATTGTGCCATCTTATGAATACACTGGCGTAGTCACCAGCATTCATTTGGAATATATTACTGTAATTAGATCCGTCATCGTAGTTATTTCTGTTACCGTGCATATTTATAGTGTGTGGACCACGTCCACCCGGCAGTGTACCAGTACTACCATTTTTTGGCAACCAACAGTGAACATAACTAGGTGTGCTGTTATTGTCGTTTAACATGTACCAGCATGTATGAAACACATAGTATCCTGAAATTGGTGCTGTATATCGACCGTTACTAGGATTCCAATTACTGCCGCCTGTTTGATGTGAGGCATTGTTCCAACCTACAATACCGCCAGTCAGTTCTCTGTCACCTGTTCCGCCGTAGTTACTAGCATATAGCCACCCTGCGGTTGCTGATACTGCAAATGCTGGATGATTTGGCCTACGTACACGGCCACTGTCGTCGATTAATATTGCTTCGCTACCGCCTCCAGTAATTCGAATAGCACCAGATTCTAAACTAATACCAGTATTAGTGTTACCATCTCTGGTAATACTTGGAGCACTAGCACTGCCTGCTGGTACAACTAATGCACCAGACATTGTGTCGCCGCCTGTGTTTACTGGAGTGAATCCAATATTAGTTACTGCGGCTCCGCTGGCTAGTTTTCCGCCTACAATACCTGCACTTGAAGAAATGTCGCTGTTAACAATCGGTCGATATGTTACTGTTTTGCCGCTTAGATCCACTGTTGCATTTAACTTAGCGGATGTAACAACACCACTCATCTTTCCAGCAACAACTGCACCGTCTTGAATATCCCCAGTTACAATAGTCGTATTGGCAATATCTCCAGATTGTATAGTCTGATCAACGATTGCTTCACTGGAAATTTTCTTAAAACTAGAATAACTAGGCATCTCTTATCCTTAAATTGTAAAGATTCTCCAACCGTATGTTGAATTAGAATAAACAACTTCTAACGCCGCACCCTCGGTTGTAATTTGTAAATCTGAGGCTCCGCCCATAATAACTTGACCGTTGCGCAATAACTGACACTGGTTAGTATCGAATGTATTGGCAATATCGTAAATTCTAATAGTGTCGCCTCGAGCAGGACTTGCAGGCAATGTAATATTAACTGCCGCTGATGATGTGTTTACCCACAACGCCTGACTTGCGCTGGCTGTGTAAGTAGTTGTAACGTCAACGTTAACAAAACCGCCCGATACGCTACCAGTTAAGATGTAGTTTGTACCGTCAGATGTTAAAAACACCACTGATTGATTTTGCATTATAAAAGTCGATGCAGTATTAGCACTAGGACCTTTAATATTTCCACTAGGTGTTTGCAGAGTTACTGCTCCACCACTGTTATTATAAAAGCCTTGTTGTGCTCCACTGGCCACTGCTGGCGACGACAATGTCACTGTAAATGGCGCTGTGCCAGTTAGGGTTGTAAATAACCCTTGTGCCGGTGTCGACAATGTGGCTGCACCGCTTTGAGTTGTAACTGCTGATACTGTGTTATATCGTGCCATGTCTCGTTATATCCTTATTAAGCAGTTGATGTTTCAATACCGTAGACTGTACAACCTACGTTAGCAGTGCTTGAATAAACAACCACGTTCAATCCTGCCTGTGCTACTAAACCAGTACGTTCAAATACACCGTTAGGAATGATAGTTGTATCATACTCTAAATAGTCTTGTACGTTTGGTGTGCTGGTTGCGGCCAAAGCCACACGCACAGTAATTGCACTGGTATTTCTGTTAGTGATAGATATGTTAAAAACGCCATAACTACCCGTTGGTACTGTATAAACTACTGTTCCGGCGCCTGATGTACCTGCTGGGATCGCCGCTACTCCTAATCTTCCTGTTGCCATATTATGTTTTCTCCATTTTTATCGTTGCATAAAGAACGCAAGTGCAACGGGCGAACCGTCGATACCACCTGTAAAGTTCATTCTACTTGTTATGTTAATACCCTCACCTGTTGTAGTACTAATGCTGTTACCAGCAATATATATCACACCGGATGTCAGTGTATTTACGTTCAATGAGCTCTGTCCACCACCAATCTGTGCTGTAATATAAGCTCTAATTGCCCTTTGTGTCGGAACAACGTTGTCGCTGTCCGCAGTAAAGAACGGATCTGTACTGAATTGTGTAATAATTGCACTATCAATACCTAGTTCAATAGAACCCAACTGCAAACTGTTCAATCCGCTTAGGTTAAACGCACTAGCGTTCAATGTAGCAGTACCAGTTGCCTGTTGTACTCCGAACAAGTTACCAACGTTAAAGTTACCGTCTTGGTCAGTACTTGTAAAGAACACACGTCCACCATTGGTAAACAGTGCTTGATTGGCTTGAATTGCTGTGCTAATGTCCACATTAGGATAGTTAGTCTGGGTCTGATTACCTGTACCAATGTACAAGAAGTCATGTCCGGTTAAACGTACCTGACTGTACTTCAATCTTGTAGTGATTGCATCACCGTGTCTCGGAGCATTTAGTGTAGTCAACGCCGGGTTAATCTGGAATGTTGCTTTATATGTTCCAAGATTATCCAAATCTTCTACTAAGTTTGTCACAGTAACCAGTTTATAATACTCACCCGAGATACTTGCAAACTCAACGTTTGCACCTGCTGTAGGAGCCTCTGATAATCCGTACACGTTAACAAACGTACTGACTTGGAACAAATCGCTGTATCCGTCACCTGCTGTATCGCTGGTTGCAGTTGCGTTATCTGCACCTCTATTACTGAAACTTGGGTTACCTAATGCTCCATCTCCTGGACGAGCTCTAAATGCCGCAACCTTAACTTTGTTAGGGTCTGTTACAGTGAACACCGGAGCCGCACGATATGTCATTCCAGAAATAGTTGCAGTTTCTAATGTAACCGGAGTTGAACTAAATTGTGTAGCACTAACTTTAAATTGTGTGCTGGTAATAGTCGAACCAATTACGTAGTAAGTAGTTTCTTCAACTAATCCACCAGCACTGGTGCCGTAGAATTCTACTGGCTGGCCGTCTACTAGATTAACTGTGTTGTCTACAGTAATTAAGTTTGTAGTTACTGTACTAGCACTTACAGTTCCGTATGGATAACCAGATCCTGGATCTATCATACGAACTTCTGTGACTACACCGCTGGATACTTTAACACGGCCTAATGCCTGCGCTCCAGTTCTAATGCTTGCGGCTACAGTACCAGATGTATTTGATATTGCCACCCACAATGGACGCTTGCTGATATTGCCGAATATCACAGAATTCCAGTTACTAGAACTTGGCATTGCACGTACTGTCCAGTTAATTCCGTCTGGGCTAGTGGCTGCTGTTGTACCTCCGCTAGCCACTGCAAAGAATAACCCTTGTCCGTATCTAATCTTAGTCCAAGTAGCGGCACTAGGCAATTGACTTGCGCTCAGTACCCATGTCAATCCTTTGTCGTAACTCACTGCAACATTTCGTGTTCCTGTAGCAATTGCCACAAAACGTCCGTTGCCGTAAACAACGTCATTCCATGTTGAACTAGTTGGCAAGTTGCCACCTGCAATCCATGAAGAACCGTTGCTAGAAATCGCCGTTGCTACGTTGCCTGTACTAATTGCTATGAATGTTCCGTTACCGAATGTTACATGGCTATATGTACCTGAACCCAGTGTTGGGATAGTTCTTGTAGACCATAAACTACCAGTTACGCTAGATGCCGCACTTGCGGTTCCGCCAACTGTTACATACACACCGTTACCGTAAGCAATAGATGCAAAGTCGCTAGCCGGTAGTGCAGAACCCGCAGTCCATGTACTAGTACCTGCTATACCAGTTCTAGTTGTGTAAGCATTGCTGGTAGTTCCAGCGGCAATTGCTACGTAACGAGCACCTGTATCTAATATTGTAATATTAGGTACTGTGGAATATCCTTGACCGTTATAGTTAATAGCAAAACTACTTACGCCTGCATTAGTTAAACTTGGTGTAGCCACTGCTGTTGTACCAATGTATAGCAATGATGCTGTACCGTTAGTAGTTGTACCTGAAGTATGTGTTGGTCCAGTTGTAGTTAATGTACCTGTAACTGTTACTTCGTACCAATTTTTACGATTAGGTGTAACTGTGGTGTTAGTAAAATAAATTATATCGCCGTCAGTCACTGAACCGCCTGAACTCCATGCAGAGCCTGTGTACGGATCATCTATAGTTACGCTAGGTGCGCTAAAATAGTTTCTGCCCCAACTGTTTACCACAATATCTGTTACTCTATCAGTAGCAACGCTTACTGTTGGCACAGCATTATATCCAGAACCTGGAACTGTTACAGTAATAGTCGATATTGCGCCGTTAAGAACTGTACAAGTTGCCACTGCACCAGATCCACCGCTCACCGGTGTAAACACAATAACTGGTGGAGTTGCAAATCCTTCACCACCGTCTATAATTGTTACACTCGCTATTTGGTCATCTGTTGCCGCTCCAGTAGTATTAGGAACTCCTAATACTGCTTGTAGAGTTGCGCCACGCCCGCCTTGCCCGCCTACAATAATTGTAGCCGTTGCGCCTTCGCCGCCTCCGTATACTACATCGCTCCAGTTTGCACTGGATGGCATTGCACCAGCACTAGCCCACGATGTTCCGTTAGCAGAAAATGCTGTTGTAGTAGATGGACCGCTGGCAATAGCAACATATTTGTTGTCGCCGAATGCTAAATCAGTCCAAGATGCAGTTGTGCCTAATGAACGTGCTGTGGCAGTATACCCTGGAGCAGAATATTGAATTTTTGGCTCAATGATATATGTTGTTGTTAAATCTAATGCACTAACAATCGGTGTTCCTGGAATAACATGATCCCAACCTGCCGCTAGTATTGCCATAGTTCCCGATGCTGTGCTTAATGTAACGGCTGTGCCGCCTGCACCAGTTGTACTGATTGTAAATTGAGTTGCTGTCAATCCTGAAGTTCTAACATAATACAACGCATTTTCAGTTACACCGCCGAATGTTGTACCTGTAAAGTAAATTGGCATGCCGGCATATAATGACGCAGTACTAGCCACAGTAATTACGTTTGTTGATGCTGTGGTATTTGTGGCATTGATAGAAGTAAAACTATCTTTGTATACTGTTGCAATTTTACTACCAGTCTGGTATGTTAGAATGTTAGCATACTGTCCTACACCTGTACCAGCAGTAATCTGAATACGTACACCAACATAAGCCGCACTCAATGCTTGATCAGTAGCGGCAATAGTAATGTTAGTAGTGTCACCGGTTTGCGCGGAGTTGGCTGCTGTAATGTAACTGGTTCCGCCAAAGCCATCGCCGTTATCTAGGTCAATAATTCTAGTTTCAAATATTGCTCCATCTCGGAATTCGTCACCGATTGCTGTGGCATTAAATCCAGAACCGTTAATAGTGTGCTCGGTATTTGTATAATTTGTACCAGCATTGCCGTATTCAAATCGTAATATTTCCATTACACCGTCAGTAACAGTGTTGGTAATTTGAGCATCGGCTCCACGGTTATCTAGTCTTGCATACAACGGTGTTTCTTGACTGTCAACACCTTCTGCAATAACACCGTACACACCATACGAGCTGTTACCGTTAGTTGCACGAATACGTCCGCCTAGTTCTGCAATATATCCTGCGTATGAGAAGTATGCGAACACTGACACCAACTCTGTTAGTGAGTCAGCACCCGTACACCATACACCAATACCATCGCCTAAAATTGTAGTAAAGTCGTTTTTAACCATAGACTTGTTACCACCTGCGTGTAACGAGCTGTCAATTTTAGCACCTACACAACCATAACCAAACATAGACACGTTCTGACTATAGTGTGAACGAGTACTTACCCATACCTTACTGTCGTTTGGACCAAATCCTGGATTCAATGCCACATAAGCACCTGCTGTCGGACGCTTGGTTCCGTATTGATTTTCGTCAGACAAGTCACCTTCTAATCCACGTAGAGTACAGTTACGTAAACCGCTTGCGTTACTAACCAAGAACATGTCGCTCATTTCAGAGCCTTTTACTGCGTTATTGTATAGTACTGCGCTTCTAGTAGATTGATAATTTCCAGGCCAGTTCAAGTCGTAGATGATAGAATTGATATATTCTCTCATATCACGCTTACATGCCTCTTCCTCAAACGCATATTCTGCGTTCATAAATCCGCTGTCTGCTGATAATGCCACTGGCACTGTTGCATCAGCAGTAGTACCGATAGTAAATGTTGTGGTAGTTGGAGTAGACAATACATAATATTGTACGTCGTAGATAATTCCGCCCCATGCTGTGCCGATAGCAACGCTGGCTAATCCGGTTGCTGTACCTGGATCAATTGCTGGGCCGCCCACACTCGAACTGATTCTAACAGTAGTCGAGTCGATTACGTCTTGTATGTAATAAGTGCCGGCTGTTAAAATACCAATACCAGTACCAGTAATTGTAAATCGCATGTTATCGACTACGCCAGTTGTGGTTCTAAGGGTAACGTTTTTAGTTCCTGAATCTACTTCTTCGATTAATGTAGTAATTTCATCAGATGTAAAGCGTACTGGATCACCTACTGTTAAACGATGCGATGTGCTGGTTGTAAATTCGTCTGTGGTGTCATCTGTAGATGTTACTACACCACCAAACTGTGTTTTAATCCAGGCAGTTGCTTCGTTTTCTAAGAATGTACGATTATTTCTTAAAATTTCTGTGGCATTGATAATGCCAATGTCGTTCCTATAAGATAATGTACCAGTTACTTCTGGAGTTTCTCCTACACCCTTATCGATAATGTCGATAATGATGGACATCATTTTTCTAACGTATGCTTCTGCATCCGGATTGTTATCAATGACATCTGCTACTTCTTTCTTCATGTATCTAAATGCTTGAAGAGTAGCACGTTTCTGATCCGATAATACTAAACTGGCTTGCGCTTGATAGTAACTTGTACCTGCTCTAACTGAGCGGAAGTTACTGTTCATCATTAAGTCGTAACGAATTGCGTCAATAATGTAACCTACATCACGAGCGCATGTTGTTGAATTGTAGTTTAAGTTAGGATAATTTTCAGTAATGTAAGTAATTACTTTGTTTTGTATAGATGTCTTATTAGACGATAACAAAGTATTTTGATTTACTAAATTAGCAGTTACCCAACTTACGCCTGGTAGATTTGTGTACTCTACTGCAATACTTAGGCCTGTACCGTCTGTGAAACTGGTCAATGCAGTACCATTGTATGTTGCCGCTAGAGTAAATGTAGATGCACCCGCAGTTTTAACATAATATGTTGTTCCTGCTACTAAACCATTTGCAGTTGTCTGTGCAATTACTTCGTCGCCTACGCTTAGTCCGTGTGTAGTGCTAGTAAATGTAGTACCACTAGCAATAGCAGTAATTGTAATACGTGGCACGCCAGTTGTTAAGCCAGTGTTGATAATGTTTGTAATAACATCCATCAATGCGCCTACTCGAGTAGCACTTGCGGCATCTCCTGCACTGCCTGTAATTCGTGTAACTACAACTTGTAATGCGCTATATGCACCATTCTGTGCTATGGCTTGCAATGCAGTCTTTAGTTGACCGTAAGCGGCCAGTGTTGCTGTTTTGTCTGCTGAATCGATTTGTAAATCGCCAGTCAATCTAGAGTAATATGCAATACCTGCTTGCTTACTGGCAAAGTTTCCGCCGTAAGTCATATCGTAACGTAATGCATCTACAATATATCCCACGTCTCTGGCACAGGCCACTTCACTGTACTCGATTGCAGGATAGTTTACATCAAGATACTCTAATACTTCTGCTTGCAAGAATGCAGAGTTTTCCCATACTTTCTTAGCGGCTGCAAAGTTTTCTGCGTCTACTCCAGTGTAATCAGGCCATGCAAATCTTGGTGTTGCTCCGCCGTTAATAGTGCCTACAATATCATCAACGATAGATGCAACTTGTTCTGCGGCTCCACCGATTGCAAAACCTTTAATCTTATATTTCAAGAACTTAATTAGACCTAAACTAGCATCTTTTTGTAGTCCTAACACTATTGCTGTAGAACCTAATGCTCTGTGATAACTGCTACCAGCAATAACTGAAGCAAAATTGCTGTCGAACATGACGTCACGACTGATAGCATCTACCATGTAACCGATATCACGTGAGCATAAATCTGCATCAAAGCTCAATGCTTGGAAGAATTTTCTTACGTATGCTAATCCGTCTGATTGAATTTCTGCTTTTCTAGTTTGTAGCTCATTGTATCCGGCCAATAGACTAGCATCGACCCATGATGTTGCAGGCAATACAGTTGCACCGCTAACGCCAGTGTTAATCCAATCTAAAATATCATCCACACGATCTTGTGCGAATGTACCTGATACTGCTGGCCCGCCAGTTCCACTTAGTGACTGCGATGTCACGTTACCAGACTGTGGTGTTACACTTAATCGTTGTGCCACTGTGGTGATAATAGACTTTAAATGTGTGTACGCGGCCAATGTGGCAGTTAACTCAGTAGACGCGATAGTTAAATCTAATCCTGAATAATAAGAGCTACCTGCAATTAAACTTTGTGTATTGCCACCGTAGGTAATATCATATCTGATTGCATCTAAAATGTAACCAATATCTCTTTGGCATTTTGCCTGTCCTGTTGCACCAAGTGCTGACCAAATAGCAGGATAGTTGTTTTCAATATACTTGCTGACATCTGCTTTGATGAACGCATAGTTGTTGGCCAGTTGTGTTCTTGCGTTGTTATAACCAGTTGAATCCCCTGTGGCATTACCTGTGGTTGCATACGCTGTATCAGTTAACGAAGTACCCCAATCTGTTGGATCTGTAATTAACTCAGTTGGTACTGCTGTTAATCCGTTGTTGAGTACGTCATGGATAACGTTGGCACTTCTTACTACACGACTTGCGGCAACACTACTACCAACACTGCCGTCTGGCAATGTAGTATCTTGTGTTTCTGTGTTACCTGAAGTAGGTGTAATAGTGGTATTTTGTACTAAGTCAGTAGCCAGCGCCTTGATTCGATTCAGTGCTGATATAGTTTTTGGCTTATCGCTGGCTAAGTTTGCGATGGCTGGCTGTGGACTAATAACTGTTGAACGTAATTCGTCGCCTACTACTGCGGTATTCTTAGGAAGAACCATAGGCAACACTTCGTAGAATGTACCTGTCTTAACGCTGATAGTTGTGTTAGAAAATACTGCGGACGGAATTGCTGTTACAATGCCAGCCTCGATACCGTCAGTTACAATAGTCAGTAACGCTTGTGCTCTTTCAGCAGAATTTGCTTCAGCCACAACGCTAGGATCGATAATTGGTTCTGCTCTTTCGTTCAACGGTACTCCGTTGGCAACTTGATAGTTCGATGAATCTGTACCGTTATTAATTACTGCGGCTGCTAATACCTTAAGGTAGTCGTATGCGGCAATAGTTTGGGCTGTTTGTTGTCCAAAATTTGCATTAATGTAACTAGAACCTGATGGTGTATAATATGCTTTAGCGGCTTTAGTAGACTCTTCGTTACCGCCGTGTCCTAAGTCATAAATCAATGCATCTACTAACAATCCAACATCGCGTTCGCAGAATGCTTGATCGTAGGATAGTGTGCCAGTCATATTGGCTGTCGCTGTGGTTAGTGTTCTAGCGATTCCGCCTGCTGTGTTACTAATTGTAAAATGTGTGCCGTCGATAATTTCTCTGACAAAATACTGTGTACCAGCAGTCACACCACCGACAGTTCCGCTGAACTCGATTGGCATGTTAACTGATAAATTCGTTGTATCGTTACATGTAAATTCATTTGTCACAGCCGAGCTAGAAGAAATATTAACTGTATAGGTATAAATTACCCAGTTAGTTATTTCTTTCATGATAAACTGTTTGTTTCGTGTTAAGTTAAGAACAGCATTTCTATTCCAATAGCCGCTTTCAACTTGTTCGCAGGCAAATCTTACACTGCCCCATGGCTTGTCAATGGTTAATCCCCAACCTGCTTCTGTACTGTTAGTACCTTCTGGCGCAACATATACGATGTTGTTGATAACGCCATAATATGCCCACTCTGGATAACCATTGCGTGAACGTAATATAGTACCGTCAGTGCCTAATGGCAGACGTGATGGGCCGTTTGCGCCATAAAAATATGTGTCGCCTTGTGTGGTTAGGATAGATGATTCTGATCCTGCTGCCAATAAGTTCCAGTAAATGCCTGTGGTATCGTTATCTGGACGATTTCCTAGTCCGGCAGTATGTCCGTCTACGCAAATATAAGTGCTGGCCGCCCAGAATACCATATCGCCTAGTACATATACTGTGCCACTAGTCCATGTTACTGAATTACCTGTTTGTGTAACGTCAGTTATTACTCCCGCTGCCGCAGTGTCTACTGTTACAATGATGTCGTTGACTGGACTTAAACCGCCTACTGCGGTTCCAAGAATTCTTAAAGTATTTCCAACAACATAACTGCCGCCGCCGTCGTTAATAGCAACACTGTATCGTGTGCCTGAGCGTGTTACATCAAAAGTTGCACCAATACCAGATCCAGTAATTGCAGAACTGGCAACTGCTGTATAGGCCACAGTTGGATTTGACCAACGTAGTCCTGAATTTAATCTGCTCCAGTATGTTGCATTTGGTGGGACTTCGTCTGTGCTGTCAAGAATAGACACATAGGTATATCCGCCTACTCTTACTACATCACCTACTTGATAATCTGTTACTGAACTCCAGTCGCCGCTGAAGTTAAATCCTGTAGTATAAACGTCCCAGTAAGCCGTTGCTGTACTTGGATTTTCGCCTACGTGATTTTGTTTTGCAATATAAGAATAACCACCGTAAGTTACTATATCGCCTTGTTGATAAACAGAAGCAATGCTCCAAGAATCTTCAAATTGTAGACCTTCTACGAATGCTTCCCACTTGGTTCCGTCAAAACTTGTTGTCGAAGTGTGATGTGTAGTACAAATCCATGTACCAGCACCGTATTTTACAATGTCGTTTTCACGATATCTAACTGCATCAGTCCATACACCTAAGTAAACAAATCCTTGATTAAATTCGTCCCATTTACTTTGATCATCTTCTAAGCCTAACGCTTCGGTGGCTGCTGAAGTATGGTAAGCATTACAAACATAAGTGATGCCACCGTAGACTACTAAATCGTTTACACGATATCTTGTGTCTACTGCCCAGTCTTGTCTCCAGAACAAACTAGCGGCCAATGTATCCCACTTGCCTTGATCTGTTTCTAGGCCTAATAATGCAGTTGCGGCAGAAGTATGTGCGTCTTTACAAATGTAAACTACGCCACCATATTTGACTTGATCGCCCACATTGTAATATGTACTAGTGGCCCAATCACCGCGCCACTCTAGACCAGCCGCTACTATATTCCAGTAAGTAGGATTAAAATTTAAGTCTGTTTCAAACAGAGCGGATGATGTGTGATTTTTAACACAGATGTAACTGTTACCGCCGACCCTCACTACGTCATCAACAACGTAAGTTGTTGCATCGTTCCAATCCCCTTGCCAAACTAGTCTAATTCGACCTAATTTAAATTCTGCCATTTAAATACTCCATCCGTATATGTTATTTATCATGATGTAAACTTCCATTAAAATCCTCGGCGGTTTGCCTGTTTTAAGAAGTAATACAATGCCATTCCGTCACCATCCCAACCAGCAAATTGACCTTGCACTCTAACTGGTGTTGGCATGTTCACTACTGATCCTGCTACTCCTTCAGGAATGGTACTGCTAATTTTATCTGGACCACCAACTAAAACTGTACCAGCAATCAACTGTCCAGTAAATGTGTTAGATCCACCCTGGCTTAATCTGTTGGACAAATAAGCCTTAACTGCTCGCTGTGTTGGAATAATCTCGTTACTGTTGGCCACAAACGTGTCATCAGTACTGAATTGTCTAACAACCACACTAGATCCACCTACTGCAATACCGCCCAAGCTCAATGTTTCCAATCCCTGTAATCCAAATTGGCTGGCGCTCAGTGTAATAATACCGGTTGCTTGTTCAACAGCAAATAATCCGCCAACCTTAAAGTTACCATCCTGGTCTGTACTGGTATAAAATACACGTCCGAAGTTAACTTCAACTGCTTGGTCCTGTGGAGCCAGTACTGTTTCTTCTGGAACTTCAGGATAGTTTGTTTGAACAAAGTTTCCGTAACCAACACTTAAGAAGTCATGGCCAGTTAGTCGAGCTTGACTGTACTTTTGACGAATAGTTACTACTGCATCATGTGCTGGGCTTTTTGCAGTACTCATTTCTGGTGCTGTTTGAATATTTGCTTTGATGTTTGGAGCAGTTGTTCCAAACACCGCAGTTGCATTAGTAACTTTGTAAATTGTAGGATTACCATCGATAACTAAGTTATCTCCAGGTGCCGGCAAACTGGTTAACTCTTTAACTATCAATGTTAAGCCCACTTGGAATGTATCTGCATAGCCGCCGCCGTTAATAATAACAACAGTAGAATTTGAATTATAATCTTGTCCTCTGTTGATAAATGTTGGGTTCGCCAGTGTTCCGTTACTAATTCTATTCAAAGTTGTAGCAGTTAACGTAATGTTAGGATCAGTAAACTCTAATAAAGGTGCAGATGAATACCCTGAACCTGGTTCAAACAAGATTACAGATCTAATACGACCCGACGCAACTCCTGCACGGCCCTTTGTCCTTGCACCTGCACTAATAGAACTACCCACGTTCTGTCCTGCGGCCGTTAAGAATCTACCTGTACCGGTATTATCTAAACCAAATTTCAACGCAGTATATGCACTGTCTGTGACAGCTCGCTCAACCCAAGTAATGCCGTCCTCTGTGGTATATGCTGTGCCGCTGGTATTGTCTACTGCAACGAATACTCCTTGACCATATGCTATCTTTGATACAGCACCTATCGGCAATAGACTTTCGTTCCATGTTACTAAATCTCTAGTGTATGCAGCCTTGGAGCCTGAACTAGACACTGCCACATATAATCCGTTACCGAATGCGATATCAGACCAATCTGCTGTGCTAGGTAATGCAATGGTGGTCCATGTAACACCGTCTTCGCTGTGTGCCGCTCTAGTCGAAACGGCAGTACCTGCAACAGTTATTGCGGCTATAGATGTTGGATCTCCTGGAGAAGTTGCCATTTCTGAAAGAGTAATAGTTAAATCATTTGCCGGACTAGTGCCTCCCAGCGCAGTTCCTAAAATTCTTAATGTTTGTCCTACAGCATAACCTGTTCCTGCGGC